GCCATTAAGGGTTTAGATTTGTTGGCTCAGGGTTTAATGTCAAACCAAAAAACCCAAGATATTTTTAATAGGGCAATGATTGTTTTTCAAGGGGTAATAAACGGAACCGTTGAAGTATTAGAGCCATTTTTTAAAGTTATAATGAGGGCGTTTACATCGCCAAAACAAGCGTGGGATGATTTAGTTGGCGCATTTGAGTCAGGGGCCAAGTGGATAAATCAAAACATTATCCAAGGCGTTTTGAACTTTTTTATAATGCGCATTAATGATTTGGAAATTGGATTTTTAAAAGCCCGAAAAGCGTGGAATGATTTAACAAGGGATTTTGAAGAGAGCGCAGAAATACAAGATAAAATAAACAAGTTGACCGCAGAAAATTCCAAGTTAACCGAAGAGAATGTTAAAAAGGTCGACAATATCGTGGCGGTTTATGAAAAAGCAAAGAAAACGGTTATCGATGCGGCCAAGACTATACAAAAAAATACCCAAGAAGCATTTGATAATTCGGCGGCTATTTTAGCAGCGGAAAAAAATATTGTTAGACTTCAAATTGCGATGCAAGGCATTATTGAAAAGTACGACAAACAAGCGGAATTGCAGCGCCAAGCGAGGGATAACGAAAGCAACACTATTGAGGAACGAATAAAAGCAAATGAAAAATTAGCGGAGGTATTGGATGAGGGGCAGAAAAAAGAACTTGAAAATTTAGAAGCACAAATTGCCCAACAAAGAATAAGGCTTTCAAATAATAAAGGCAATATTCAAATTGAGAATGAGATAGCGGCGTTAATTCAAGAAAAGGCGGGGGTTGAGTCAAAATACACTGGTCTACGTTCAGAACAAATGACCAATATATTTTCTTTAGAAAAAGAAGGCATTGAGTTAAAAAAGGCCGCTGCATTGGGAACCATTGAGGCCAACGCTTTGATGGCGCAAAGTGAAGCGGATTTATTGGCCGATACATTAGATGGGTTTGCAGCCAAGAAACAAGCCTTAACCGATGAATTTATGGCACGTCGGGAATTACTTGATTCTGAAATAGCAAATAATAAGGAAGGAACACAAGCCTATATTGATGCGGTCAACGAAAAGAAACTTTTAGATGCTCAATATGTTGCGGATGTAAAATCAAACGAAAACGACCTATTAAAATTTCAAGAAGAGGTAAACCAAAAGAAAAAAGATGATGATAAAGCGGTTGCCGAGGCCAAAATGGAAGCATTGACACAAGGCATAGCTGGAGTCCAAGCCTTAGTTGGTGCGGATAGTAAATATGGTAAAGCCTTAGCGGTTTCCCAAGCAATTATAAACACCTACCAAGGAGCCAGTAAGGCATTGGCCCAAGGTGGAATATTTGGTGGGATTGCGGCGGCGGGTGTTATTGCTTCGGGATTGGCAAATGTTCGGGCGATTATGGCTACGGAAACACCTGAGGCCCCAATGGGTGGCGGTGGTGGCGACACTGCTATGCCAAGTATTGGCGGACCAAGCGTTGGTATCATTCAGGGGCAAATGTCGCAGACCTCACAATTACAAGCCGAGATGAATGCCCAAATGAAACGACCTACCCGTGCGTATGTGGTCGGTCAAAACGTGACAACCCAACAAAGCCTTGACCGCCATATTTTAGAAAATGCAACACTTTAAGTTTTAGGCGTTATTTACTTATATGCAAAAACAAGTCATTGCCGTAAACTTGGCAGATAACCCAAAAGAAGTTGGCCAAAAAATCAAAAAATCTATTGAGTCAAGTGATGAGGTTGCAACAAGATTGCAAAGAATTGCCGCCGAAGTTGGCAATTATGCGCTTCAGATTAATAATGCTTTAAAAGTTTTAGACCAAGCCAAAAGCACCGCAAGGTTAGGCAGAATGCAATCCGAAAAAGCCAAACAAAAAGATGCCGCCAAGCAATGGGGAAAACTTGAAGACGAAGCCGCAAGCGCTCTCACAAAGTATGGCAAATTAGCAAACGCCGTTAAGGCACTTGACAAAGCGTTGTAATGAGGATTGTTGAATTAGTTTTGGACGATATGCAATTGGCCAACGGCATCGATGCAATATCGATTGTTGAAAGCCCCGCAATTGAATCCAACTTTATAGCGTTAAGCGGTCACAAAATAGAGTTTAAAACTTTGGATTTAGAAAAGCGCATTTTACTTGGCCCCGCACTTATCCCAAATAAACCAATATATCGAAATCAAGATGGCGAAGAGTTTTACGTTTACTTTTCTAAGTCAACAATCGAAAAGGCATCGCAACTTTATTTGAAGCGTGGGAACCAAGGCAAGGCAACATTGGAACACCAAATTAATTTGGCGGGTTTGACTTTGGTTGAGTCGTGGATTAAGGTTGATATGGAAAAGGACAAATCGGCCGCCTATGGTTTAAACGATGTGGTTGGAACTTGGTATGTTGCTATGAAAGTCGATAACGATGAAATTTGGAATGAGTACGTCAAGACTGGTAAGGTTAAAGGATTTAGCATTGAAGGATTCTTTGCGGACAAATCCACCGAAATGGCTAAGATGTCAAAAGACGAGGTCATATTGGCCAAGTTAAAAGAGTTGCTTTCAAATATCGAACAATAAAAAAACCAATCGTTAATTTAATAAATATGAACAATCCAAAAGACATCCTTAACCGAGTTTACGAAATCGTAATGGGGAAGGAAACCGAGGAAACCGTAAAGGTGGAATTGGCACAAATCAAGACCGCAGATGGTCAAGCCATAATGGAAGCCGATGCGTTCGAAATCGGTCAAGCCGTATTCGTAGTAACCGAAGAAGGAAACATTCCCGTTCCAATGGGCGAGTACATTCTCGAAGAGGGTTTGAAAATTAAGGTCGACGAACAGGGCGTTATCGTTGAGGTTGAAACCGAAGGAGCCGAGGAAATCGAAGAAGTTGAAGCCAAAGATATGGTGGAAAAAGAAGAAGAGGATATGATGGGCAAAGATAAAATGGAGGCTAAAATGCCAAAGAAAATTATCAAAACTAAAACTGAAATGGAAGAGTCTTATTTCAATAAGTTTGATGCCCGTTTGTCAGCAATCGAAAAAACTAACGAAGATTTGAAAGCCGTTAATGTTCAATTGAGCGCAGAAAACGAAGAGTTAAAACGTCAATTAGCAGAAACACCCGCCGAGCATACCAAATTCAATCCCGATGCAGAAGTAAAAAGAGATTTCCAATTTAAGATTGGTGCAAAGCGTAACGAGACAATTCAAGACCGCGTATTCAATTCATTATTTTAAAAAAACCTACAAAAATGTATAATCGTAAAATCAACCTGTCTGGACCAACTATTTCCCCAAATACATATGCGGGTAATTTTGGCAACAAGTACATCGCAGCCGCTTTGCTTTCAGGCGAAACCTTGGCGAAAGACCTTATCACCGTTCACCCTAATGTTGCTTTTAAGCAAGTAATCCGTAACTGGCAAAATTCAATCGTTGTTGCAGATGCAACTTGCGATTTTACCGATGGCAGTTCAGTGACTTTGGGCGAATACGTTTTGACCACCACCGAGAAGCAAGTAAACTTGCAGTTATGTAAGAACAACTTACGCACTACTTGGGAAGCGGCTCAAGCGGGATTCAGCGCATACGAAAAATTACCCGCATCTTTTGAAGAGTTCTTGTTGGCTCAAGTTGCCGCCGAGGTTTCTCAATCAATCGAATTGGGTATTTGGAAATCAAACCTTTTCTATGATTCAGCGGTAACTGCGGGTCAAGATGGTATGTTCGGTTTTCTTGCTGACAATTCAGCCATTTCAGTAACTGGAACGGGTGCAACTGACCAATCAAACGTAGTTGCTCGTTTACAAGCGATGTTGGCGGCTTCCCCCGCTGCATTGTATGGCAAAGAAGGTTTCGCTTACTACGTTGGACCATCAACTATGAAGGCTTACCAAGCAGCGTTGGCCGTTGGTAACTTCAACTTCCAATTCTTTGTAGGTGAGAAACCAATGAATTTCAATGGTATCCCCGTTCATATGTGTCCAGGTCTTAACGACTTCGATTGTGTACTTGGTTTGAAATCTGACTTACACTTTGGAACGGGTTTATTGAGCGATACCAACGAAGTTAAGTTAATAGATATGTCGGACATTGACGGTTCTCAGAACGTTAGAGTAATTCTGCGTTTTACTGGAGGTATCTTGGCTACCAACCCGACTCAACAAGTAATTCTTAACATTGCTTAATTAGTCTTTTATAGATAAATTTAACAAAGGGGGAGGGGATTGCCCCTCCCTTTTTTATAAAACAAAAATATGGCTTGTAATACATTAGCAAATAGATATGAACCTTGCAAAGAATTTGCGGGGGGATTAAGAGGCGTTTTTTTAGTACCATACGCATTTGGTGACGTTGTTTCCAAGGATGCAAGTGGCTTGGTGCTATCAATCAATAACGGGGCATCACCTACACCCGTAAAAAGCACGGCTTACTTTTTCGAATTGAAAGGGTTAAGCACGTTGGAAATTAGCGGAGCAACGTCAAGAGATAACGGTACGACCGCTTACACTCAGACTTTAACTTTGTCTTTAAAGCCAAGCGGAAGCACACCAAACCAAGCGGATAGCGATGCCGAATTATTCGACACGTTGACTAAAGGGCGTTGGAGGGTAATTACTTGGGATAGAAACAACGTGTTCACTCTATTGGGTGCCGTTGAAGGTATGGATGCCACCACCGACGTAGAGGCGTGGGGTACGCAAATGGGCGATGCTCGTTTGAATACCGTTACGTTAATCGGTATGGAAACTTTACCAAAAGTAATTGTTGATGCTGAAAGTTATGCCGATATGTCAACGGTTGTAACTATTTCCGCTTCCTAATATCGTTCGTTTTCCATTCATTAAGGGGGCTTTATGCCCCTTTTTTGATATATAGCAAACGAAGTTCTTGATTTGCGTTATTTAAATAATGGTTATCACATCGGCATCGACCGCCATATCGTTTTTCCCCTTTGTCACGTTTGATGACGTGACCACGGCAACGATTCAGGTGTGGCACAAAAACACAAAAACAAAGGTCACGGCTACCAATGCAGTAACTAAGGTAGGTTCAAAAGTTACTATTAATTTACCATCGCTTACGGCTATTTCAAACGTGGCCGAAGATTTGGACACTTTGTTAATTCGTGTATATTTAGGCAATGTTTTAAAGTGGGAATACGTTGCGACATTCAGTAACGAAAGCACCAATATAAATAGGTCATTTAAAGAATGGGAAGAGGTTGCAGTAGTAACCCCACAATGGATACAAATATGAGCATTAAATTAATACAATTGGCGAGTTACACTACACCCGCCGTTATAGAGCAAAAGAATAAGGAATGGGTTGAATACGGCGAGGATAACAATTACTACCAATATTTAATCGACCTATATTACGGAAGCCCGACCAACAATTCGGCCATTAAAGGTATCTCAGATATGATATACGGCGAAGGCTTGGAGGTGGTGAAAGCAGACCGACATTTGGCGGGTTACCTTGATTTAAAGAAAGTTTTTCAAGATGACACTTTGCGCAATTGTGCAATGGATTTAAAGATGTTGGGACAATACGCTTTGCATTTGGTTAAATCTAAAGACCGCAAAAAGTACGTTGCCGCCCACCATTGGCCAATCCAAACTTTACGCCCCGAAAGATGCGATGAGAATGGGGAAATAAGAGGGTATTATTTCGCACCTGATTGGTCAAAATTAAAGCGTGGCCAAAAACCCAAGCGTTTTGATTCTTTCGGATTTGATGAAAGCGCAACCGAATGTATTTTGGTTTGCAAACCTTATAGCACTGGTAACTATTATTTTTCACCCGTAGACTATCAAGGTGGTACGCAATACGCAAACCTTGAGATTGAAATAGCAAACTACCATATAAATAACATTATGAATGGTCTTGCCCCATCGATGTTGATTAACTTCAACAACGGGCAACCACCCGCAGAGGTTAAGGATATGATTGAGGCCCAAATTCAAAACAAATTCAGCGGTTCATCAAATGCGGGTAAGTTTATTCTTTCGTTTAATGACAACGTAGAATCTAAGGCGGATATCACACCCGTTCAGTTGTCAGATGCCCACAATCAATACCAATTTTTAAGTACGGAATCAAGTACCAAAATTATGGTAGCCCACCGAATTACCTCCCCAATGCTTTTAGGTATTAAGGATAATTCAGGCTTCGGAAACAACGCCGAGGAACTAAAGACTGCATCCATATTTTTTGATAACACGGTTATCCGACCATTCCAACGCCTACTTTTAAACGGGGTTCAAAAGGTAATGAATTACAACGGGTACAACTTGGACATTTATTTCAAGACTTTGCAACCTTTGGAGTTCACGGATTTATCTGGTAAGACAATGGATGCCGAAACCAAAGAAAAAGAATACGGCTTTAAAAAAACTGAGTTGGCGGAATCATTCACTGACTATCCCGAAAGTGCCTCAAACAACGCTAAAAGGGCGTTAAAATGGGTAATGGATAACGGGTGGGGTGATTGCGGCACAAATGTAGGCAAAGCAAGGGCGCACCAATTAGCAAATAAGGAACCAATATCCGAAGAGACCGTTAAAAGAATGGCATCATTTCGTCGACACCAACAAAATAAAGACGTGCCATATACCAAAGGTTGCGGCGGATTAATGTGGGATGCTTGGGGTGGCGAAAGCGGAATAAGTTGGGCAGAAAATAAAGTTAAGCAATTGAACTTAAGTGCTGATAAGCCCGAATTTACCGCCGAAGCCGAATCGGATTGGTTGGAATATTTGGAAACTAAGGGCGAGGTAATTGGGGATGAGTACGAATTAATCGAAGAGGCAGTTGTAACCGATGCCGATACCGAAGGCGAATATAAATTTTTTAAACGCTTTGCGGAACCCGAAGAAAAAAGCAAAGATGATAAGGGCGTTTATTTGATTCGTTACCGATACGCACCAATGCAAACGGCGGGGAATAGCCGTCAGTTTTGCAAGGATATGGTCGCTAATGCCAAGTTAGGCGTAGTGTATAGACGTGAGGATATTGATACGATGGGTGACCAAGGGATAAACGGGCAATTTGCACCAAGTGGAACCTCGACTTATTCGATATGGAAGTACAAAGGCGGTGTTAATTGCCACCATCAATGGTATCGGTTATCTTATATGAGAAAGCGTAAAGGGAACGGCGGGGCATTCTTGCCCTTATCACCTGAAGAAAAAGCCAAAGGCATTAAAGACATTCAAGACAATTATAAGCGTGTATCAAATCAAAGTGCGGATTCAGCGGGTGTACCTTTTGACCCGCCAAGTTGGGATATCGCAAGTACCAAAACCAAAGATTTACCAAACGGGGGTTCACTAAAAAATAAATAAGATGTATGTAAACGACAATGTCCTTTTAATAACCAAGGACCATTTATTCAAGTACACCCAGTTGCAAGGCAACGTGGATATTGATAAGGTGACCCCATTTGTGAAAATTTCCCAAGACATCCAAGTGCAAGAAATCTTAGGCACAAAGTTGTATCGCAAAATTTTAACGGATGTTAAAAACGATGTGTTAGCGGGTAATTATTTAACCCTTGTAAGCGAGTATATACAACCGATGTTAATTCATTATGCAATGTCGGATTTTATGTTATTTCACGGCTACGAAATAAGCAATGCGGGAATATTACGCAACACGCCCGAAGGCACAAGCCTACCCGCCAAAGAAGAGTTGGATTCATTGGTAAAACGTCAAAGGGATATTGCCGAAACATACCGAGGTAAGGCCGTAGCGTATTTGAGTTATTACCCTCAACTTTTCCCCGAATACAACGCCGACCAACAAGCGGGAATGTATCCCGATTCTAACCCCTCTAATTATGTAGGATGGAACATTTAAAAAAACCATATAAGCCCAAGGCCGATAAGGTCGAAAAATTAACTAAGGTATACGCCGAGTTAAAAAAGGATGCGCCAAAAGTTAGCCCGTTATTCAAGGGCGTTGCAAAGGTGTTATTTATGGCCGTTTTGCTTTCATCGTGTTCTGCTCAATGGCATTTAAAACAAGCGATAAAAAAAAACCCCAATATCATAACCGAAAAAGTCATTCGCCAAGTTGACACTTTGATAATTCGTGATTCGGTTAAAACCGAACACACCTACTTTACCAAATCAATCGACACTATTGTAATCGACAACGAGCATTTCAAAACCACGATTTACCGCTACCACGATACTATTAAATTAATTCAGGTGTTAAAAGCGGACACGGTTAAAATTACTCAAAAGTACGTTATGCCATCAATTGAATACAAGCCTTGGTATGAAAAATATATGGGATTGTTGGGATTGGGCTTAATAATTTTAATTTTAGTCGGTTGGGTAACCAAAAAAATCTAACCCAAACGATAACCCAAAATCACGTTATTTATATATGAACCCATCTAACGCTACACTTTCGAGGTCATCGCCAAAAGGCGGAAAGCGTGGATGCTTATGCAAGGATGGCAATAGTTATAGCATTAAGTGTTGCGATGGCACTTTACAAGCCCAAGGTATTGGTAATATTAGCGGCATAGCGGCCCCTATAATGATTCCTTATTATTGGGGGATTAGCAATACAACGGTAAACGCAAATCAAATTATTACATTGATTACAAGCGGCCAAGCAAACGTCGTGAATCAATACCCTAACGGCCAAATTGAATTGGCTTGGTTGGCTCAAGGGAAATTCTTGTGGTTTGCCTATCAATCAATTTACCCAAATAAAACGCGTTGGTTCAACACAATTTTAAATCAAGGTCACATTGGAGGGGTTGGCGATTTATTTGGGCAGCCTACACAATTTAATTTAATTACCCCAAATTATTCCCAAGTTTTTAAATTTTACGTTTCGCAATATGCCACCACTACGAGCGGCACAATGTTATTATTAGAGGAATGAGCCAAATTTTAAACGTTAATTTTACCCCTGAATTAAACAAGCCACTGGATGATAGGTACGGCGTGTATAATTCCGTAAATGCGGCCTTAATTGCTATACCACTTTATCGTAGATATTTAGGCTTGACCATAGGTGTAGGAACGCCCGTTCAGGAATATTGGTTCAAAGATGGTATAGCCGATTCGGATTTAATCACAAAATCGCTCGGAAGTTCTACTTTGGTGGGGCTATCCGATGTTGACGTTACGAATTTATTGGATGGGAATATTATAGTTTACAACGCCCTTTTAGATAAGTGGGTAAACCAAGAAGGCGGAACGGTACCGAGCGGAACTTTGGATATTGATGGCGGTACTTTTTTAGAGCCAGGCGGCGGATTTTCATTTGATGGGGGAACTTTTAATTAAGTATTATGGCAATTAAATTAAGACGTGGACTTGAAGAGGAAAGGGTGACCATCTTGTTTGAACAAGGTGAAATCGTATACGTTACAAATACTAAAAAAGTATATATAGGGGATGGGTTGACCGTTGGAGGTAATTTGGTTACGGGCGAGGAATTATTATCAAAATTGGATGATGTCGTTTTAACATCCTTAGGCAATGGGAATTTATTAATTTACGATTCGACTTTACAAAAGTGGAAAAATATTGCACCAACCACAACCAACATTGCCGAAGGCACAAACCTCTATTTCACCAACACACGAGTATACACCAAAGTTAAAGCATCTCTTATCGCAGGTAGCAATACATCAATTACTTTCGATGATGCCTTACAAACGATTACAATAGCCTCACAAGGCAATGTACAAAGCGTAAACACGAAAACGGGAGCGGTTGTACTTACCACTACTGACATAAGCGAAGGCACAAACGAATACTTCACAGCTGCAAGAGTTAGAGCCGTACTTTTGACGGGTTTATCTTTGGTTACAAATGCCGTTATTTCTGCGACTGATTCGGTCTTAATTGCATTCGGCAAGTTACAGGCTCAAATTACCGCCAACCTTACCACCTTAACAACCCACGTTGCAGATTTAACCAATCCACACCAAGTTACGAAGACTCAGGTAGGGTTAAGCAATGTGGCTAACGTAGACACCACAAACGCATCAAATATCTCAAGTGGTACATTGGCTGACGCAAGGCTTACATCTGCCGTTACGCTGCAAGGAAACACCTTTAACGGGGTTAATCAGTTGGTCAAGTTAGACGCAAGTGCAAAGTTACCAGCAATAGACGGAAGCAACCTTACAAATTTACCTATACCTCCATCAACGGGAGGCAATTTATACCTATTTTATAACTACTAATGGCAAACACATCACCCATATTCGCACTTGTACCCGAAACGAAGATAGTAACGGTTACGACTGCAACAACCGATAGAACGGGAGCGACTACTACTAATCTTGTAGAGTTGCTAACCGCAGGAACTGACGGCACGAAAATCACCCAAATAGGCGCAAAGGTTGCAGGTACAAATACGGCAACAGGTGTACTTATATTTATTACGGACACCGCAGGTGCTAATCCAAAATTATACGATGAAATTGCTTTGCTTCCAATAACAGCATCTACTACGGTTTCTTCACAACGAGCAGTAACTGCATATAGTGACCTTCAACTAAAAAGCGGGCAAAAAGTGTTAGTCGGCACAACCGTTGCGCAAGCCGCAGGAGTTAACATTTTTGCAATTAAAGGAGACTATTAATGCCCGACTTCGGAATATTTAGAGGCTTTAATGATAAGTTGTTTGGCGATAAATTATACGCTGGGCAATTGCCTATTAATTTAGGGTTAATTGGTAGTACGGATTTTAGCGGCACTGATCCCGATGCACAATCCTTTTTTGACAGAGTAACGGCAGCAGGTGGCGCACTATCCTTAACTGAACGAACTGCGGTAAACACTTTGGTTAAACAAATGAAAGCAGACGGCATTTGGATTAAAATGAAAGCGGTGTACCCAATGGTAGGAGCAAGTGGGGCAGCGTGTGCGCAAAATTTAAAATCATCAAGTTTTACAGGCAGGTTTTTTGGGGGTGTATCTTTTACTTATGAAGGTTTAATTACAAACGGTTCAAATGCCGCTATGTCGACTGACTTAGTACCTGCAACCCATTTAACTTTATATTCAAACCATATCTCATTATATAATAATTTAGGCGGAAATAAAAGTTATGTTTTTTCTACATATGATGATACAAGAGGCGGTATTGCTTTAACTATACAAGGATTAACTAATTACAATGGATTAAATTGCGGAACATCGACATCAAGTACCGAAAGCAATTCACTTGGATTTTATACAAATTCACGAACAGCGAACAATTCAACTGCTATTTATAAAAATGCGACTTTGTCAAATAGTAACACTGCAACTGCCTCTGCTCTTCAACCATCGGGTGGTTTAGTAATAGGAGCAACATCATACAACACAACTAATAACCCAAGTTTTGGGTATAGTTCTTTAAAATGTAGTTTTGCATCAATTGGTGATGGGTTAACAAATCAAAATGCCCAAGACCTTTATAATTCTGTACAAGCATTTAATACCACTTTAAGCCGTCAAGTATGATAGGATATATTTTAACAAACGAACAATACAATATAATTCAAGGTCAAGAGTTTGCGCCTTTTGAGCAATTTAACTGCGTTCAAGATATTAATGAAGTATGGTTTAACTTTGTCAGCGACCAACAAATACCACAGGTAGAAGCATCTCAATACGCTTGGGTGCTTCAATGTCCACAAGGCGAATACATTCCTAAACCAACACCTTTCAATGAAACTAACTGATACAACCGCTAACGCATTAGCCACGACCTCATTCGTTAGTTGGCTATCGGCTATATCCACTTTATGGAATCCAATCATCTCAATGATAGGCGGTTTGATTGCAATTATAACGGGCTTGGTTGGTCTTCGTTACTACATTAAAAAATTAAACAATGAAGGAAATAAAACAACGGATATTTGATAATTGGAAAACGACCGCTTTGGGGCTTGTAATTCTTGCCGTGGGATTTGGTTTCGTTTGGTTTGAGAAAATAACAATGCCCGAATTTACCGCATTTTTAAGCGGTGGTTTGGCTTTATTAATTGCAAAAGACGGAAAATGAAAATAATTCAAACACCTTTTAAGGATTTTTATAAGGAGGAAACAACAAAGAACCAAGTTTATTTACATCACACGGCGGGTACTGGAAGCGGTGACCAAGTATACAAGTGGTGGGGTGCTGATAAACCACGGGTGGCAACTTGCGTAATCATCGACCGAGATGGTACCATTAAGCAAGGATTCGACTCCAAATATTGGGCCTATCATTTGGGCTTAGGTAACGCCCATTTTAAAAATGAAGGCATCGCTTATCGCAATTTGGACAAAACATCAATAGGAATCGAGATAATTGGATGGGGTTGGGTTACCAAAAAAGGCACAAAGTATTTGACTTATGTTAATTCAGAAGTAAACGCCGAGGATGTGGTAACCTTAGATAAGCCTTTTCGTGGGTTTAAGCACTGGCACAAATACACTCAGGCGCAAATCGATGCGGTCGTTGACTTGTTAAAGTTGTGGAAAGAGCGTTACGGAATCGATATTTCATACAATGAGGATATTTGGGATATTACCCCAAGGGCATTAAAGGGCGAGAATGGTGTTTTTACGCATTGTAGCGTAAGAAAAGATAAGTTCGATGTGTTTCCCCAAGCCGAATTAATAGAGGCTCTTAAATCGCTTTAAGTTCATTCATTAGTAAAAAGAGGCCATTCACAAAGTTTTTGGTCTTTTTTTACCCTTTCTTGTATTTTGTTTTGTAAATATAAAAAGAGTGTGTATGTTTGTACTATGAAATTTGAAATAACGCATATAACAATGACCTACGCACCTCAGGGAAGTTACACCATTAAGGGCATCGTAAACAATCAAAACGTAACCGCTCACACCAACGATAGCGAAGTTTACGATTGGTACAACGATGACACCGAACCAACATTGCATATTCAGGCAGTTAACCATTGCGAGTGGAAATTAGAGGAGGCTTTTTTAAATGAAAACTAAACCAAGCCTAAACCTTACCAGTAGTGCCGTAATCGTAAGCGTGTGGCATTACTCAGCGGCCTATTCCCGTAAGGAATTAAATACGTTAATTAAGAAATATTTTGCCGAATTAGCGCACTTTCAGAACGGCGAAGTTGATTTTGATATTATGTACGTGTTTTACCGATTTGACCTAATTGATATAATTGATGACTGCATAACTTACTACGATTTAGAACCCATAACAATAGAACAAATATGAACACACCCATCGTTTTCGCCATCTTTATTATAGGATGCCTCACAATAACGGCTTTCGTAGCCCTTGCAATTTACTTGGCGTTTTTCTACAAAGAGAACGCCAACACTTGGAACATTAAAAAACAAAACAATGCTAACTAATTTAATCGAAGCCATCAAAAAAGGTGACATCACCAACCTCGAAGTAATCGTTTCCATAATGGAAGCCGATGAATCCCTAACAAGAACCGAATTAGATTTGGCCTATCAAAATGGGCGTGTGGATGTCCTGAACGGAGCGTATAAAAAGTCATATTCAGACTGGAAATACCCTAAAAATAACGATACCAATATTTCGGATTCACAAAAATAAAAGTTATATTTGCAGTAATGGACACACACGAAGCAATGCACGATTTATTGAGTAATTTTACCAATACGCAGTTGGTGGAAATGACTGGCATCAACTATTACACGGTCGCAAGTTGGCGGTTTAAATTCAACTGCAATCAGTTATCAATGGAAAAACAAATTCAAATATTAATGAAATTACACTACACCCCAATACAAAATCTATTATGGAAAAAACAAGCAAAGTAACCCAAGTCGCTGGAGTCGGCTCGTGGAATGGTCAGTACGGAATTATGTACAAGTTCGAAGTATCGTTTGAAAACGGCGATATGGGGCAGTACCTGAGCAAATCAATTGACCAAAACAAATTTAAGCAAGGCGTTGAGGCTACCTACACAATCGAAGGTAAGGAATTTAACGGCCAAACATTTTACACGGTTAAACCAGTAATGGCTCAGCAACAAGCCTTTCAAGGTGGCGGCGGAAAACCCGCTTACCAAAAGGACCCTGAAACCGATAAGCGCATCACCCGTATGTCGGTGTTGAAAGGTGCAATCGATTTAGCGGTGGCGGGTGAAATCAAAATTCACGACATAACCAAGGTAGCCCAAATATTTGAGCGTTACGTTATGACTGGTGAAGACACCATTACGGCTATGTACGGAGCGGCACAACCACCCAAGAACAATATCGCCACGTCTTTTATGAATGATGCGATTGACCAAGCACAAAGTAACGAGGACATTCCATTTTAAATAAAGCAATATGACATTTCAGGAAATAATTGAAGCGGTGGAGGTGCATAGCATCTCCGCAAAGAATGGCAACGCTAATCCTTTAGACGTTTACATCGAGTTGAAAAACTTAGAAGCCCACGTTAAATACTGCAAAGATTTGGTGCAGTTGAACGCATTGGATGAGGCCGAAAAATACAAGGGCCAATCTTACCTCGGTTACGACATCGACGTGCGTTCGGTGGGTGGTAGGTACACTTACGACCACATCGATGAAATAACGGCCTTAAAAGAGCAAATAAAGGACTTAGAAAAGTTGGCTCAAGATAGTTACCGAATGAGCAACAAGGGCAGTATTATGATGAATATGGAAACGGGGGAAGTAACTGCCCCCGCCCATTACAAAGAAGGTCCAACGGCAATAATTTTAAAACTACGGAAATGAACAACAAAAAACAAACAGCAGTAGAATTATTCATTGAACAACTTGAAAAAAAGGGCGACCCTTGGGAAAACTCCAGTATGAATCAATTACATATTACAATTGATATAGATGATTATTTGGAATTGAAAATAAAAGCCAAAGAAATGGAGAATAAAATAATGATGCAATGTTATTCAGATGGATTAGGCAATGGTATAGCAGTAGGAAGAGGAGAAATTTCATTTGAATCAGTTGCTGACGAAAAAGAATATTTAATTAAAACATACGGAGGTAACAAATGAGCAACGAAACAAAACAAACGGCAGTAGAGTGGTTGATTAGCCAACTGCAAAAATCAAAGGACTTTCAACGTGTATTAAACGAAGTTAGCCAAATGAGTAGTGCTAAAATTGACATAATAGCAGAATCCAAAAGAATGAATAGGCAAGAGATAATTGATGCTTATCACACAAACCCTTCAGAAGCAAAGTGGCAAAATAGGGGTTTTGAATTTTACAACGAAACATACGGAGGTAATAAATGAGCAATAATCCCGCCAATTACTCGCCAAGTTGGCGGGATTTAACAACAACAAACAATTGTACAAAGAACTAAAACTAAAATAATGAAACAACAAACGGCAGTAGAACAATTTATAGAGCAACTTGAGGAACAAGGCCACTCTTGGGAGAATGCAAGTATTAAAACAATTGAAATTTCAATTAAAGTCGAGGACTATTTAAAGTTAAAACAACAAGCCCAAGAGATGGACAGAGAGCAGAAAAGAAATGCTTACCAAGAAGGCTATTCGCAAGGATATGCAAAATGTGAAGAAGCAGAAGATTATTATTACGAACAAACATACGGAGGTAACAAATGAACAAGTTGATAAAAGTAAGGGTGGCCGACATATTATTGCGCCACCCATCGACCAAGGATAGCGACCGAGAACTTATCGTG